TGAAATTTACCCAATAACATTATATCCAGACCATGGTAATATAGCAGGTGCTGCGGGTGCAGGTGGTGGATATTGCCCAATTACTGAAAAAATACCACTAACTGTTGTTAAATGTATTTTTGCAGAATTTATAAAAGCATCCAAAAATATAGATGAATTATTATTTGGAGTAACTGGTAAAGCAGTCCATACACCCGGTGATAATACTATTCCGGATAATGTTGATATATTTTGAATAGTTCCAACCGCAGGAATAATTGGTGGTGGAAAATTTGATAATTGCGCACCTACCCAATATCCAATTATAGCCGGACCTACCACATCTAAAAATGTCAATGTAGTTGATAATTGTGTTTGTACTAATAATGCCGTTAAAGTTGATTCCATTAAAACAGTATTACCCAACGCAAGTGGAACTTTATTTAAAGAATCAAAACCACTTTTTATAGCTATATCATAAGATGTTGTAAATAATTTTGAAAATCCCGCGATATTATTCCCATATACATTTGATTGCATAGAAGGTAATAGAGTAGATTTAAAAGTATTCCAAGACATTAGTTTTTACTTAAATAATTATTAGCAGATAATATGGTTTGTAGTTTTGATTTTATGGTATTAAATTGTGCAACATTAGTTGGTCCTGGTGCAGATGGTCCTGCCGGTGTTAGGTATATCTGTTGTGATATTGCATCCAATAATTCTGTAAGTATTTGAACCAACTCACCACCCAATACCATCTTTTGAACATCTGCTCCTTGTCCTCCTGCTCCTTGATTCTTACCTAAAAATATCTTACCATTACTTGAATTTAAAAATATTTGGTTTGAACCATTTGAATGTATAGTTATTTTATTATCTGAATTTATATAAACTTCTTTACTAGCATCTACTGAATAATTACCATCCGTAATCACACCTGTATTTCCTTTTCCAAAAATAATAAACTCCTTTGCTTTTGCAGATAGTACAATTCTATCTGAATTTACAAATAATTGGTCTCCGCTAAAATCGGATGGATATGATTTAAATGCTTTCTTTTCTTTTTTAATAGTTTCCTTGAATGGAACTTTTATTTTACCAGAAACGAAATAAACAGATGTACCATCTTTATTTATATCTTCATCTATAAGTTCTCCAATTGGTTTAGTATCTAATTCCGCATTTTGTTTGTTACGAATGAATATACCAGGATAAGATTTACCATCCGAAGATAAAAAAAATTCAGATAAACGAATTGTGTTTCCAACTCTACCACTTAAAATAGTATCACCTTCTTTTGGATTTATAAACTTAATGTTTTCATTTTGTTTATATTTTTTTTTATCATCCGGTTTTGAAGAACTAGTATTAGTAGTAGTTCCACCTGCATTTGCAGTTTGTGTATATTCTTTTCCAGTTTTACTACCACCAACTTCGGTTACATCATCTGCTTCAGTTGCTTTGTATGTAATATAATCTCTTCTATAATTTGAATACGGTGTATTAGTATAAGGCATCCAAAATGTTTGATTTGCTATTTTGAATACTACGACAGTTTCTCCTTTAATTGGAAATGTAAAATTATTTTTATCAAATGGAAATGCATAATCGGTTTGAACACCAGTTTCTGCTAGATAAGTTATAGCACCATACATTCTAGCATCCTTATCCGAAAACTTTTCGTTACCATTGTAAAGTGGTATCTTATCGGTTTCTGGTTTAGCTAAGAATTCTGTATTAGTTGGATATACTTTATCAACTGTTGCTAAAAATGATTCCATTTAAATTTTTGTTTTTATATCTTCTATTTCAACTTGAATATCTAATAACTTTTCATCGTTCTTCTTTTCAATTTCATTTATAGTATCTTCCATATCACCGATGAGTTGTGCTTTTTCTGCTTCACTTAACCAACCATCTTCTCCAATACTTTTAGAATCGGCAATTGCCAATCTTTGAGCAATAGTTGCCAATTTAATTAAATGGTCATCATTTTTAATAGATGAATCTATCAAATCTCTAATGATAGGAGCAAGAACAGTTGCCTCTCCCACATTACGAATCAACTTACGAAGTGATTCAATCATTTCTGAAATATTTTTCTTCTTTTGTTGTTGATTATCGTAAATATCCTTAAATAAGGATGATAAATCTTTGCCATCAAATAACTTAAATTCTGTACTCATATTATATCTTCTTTATTATATAATTATTCATAATCAAATAATCCATATCACAATTCATAAATGTCCACATTGCTTTTTGTGGGTCATTTGTTGTAGTATGTCCTTTTAAATTAAATGATGTGTTTAGTAAAATTGGAGTTCCACTTACTTTTTCAAATTCTTTTAACAAATTATAGTATAGTGGATTTTGTTCTTTTCTAACAGTTTGTATTCTTGCTGAACGGTCAACGTGTGTTACTGATGGGATATCTTTATATCCACTAACTTTTACAACCTGATTCATATATGGAACTTCACCTTCTGAATCAAAATATAATTTATAATCTTCAATTGTTACAGATGGAGCAAATGGTCTAAACATCTCTCTTTTCTTAACAACTTTATTTATTCTATCTCTAACATCTGGTAAATGGGGATTTGCTAATATAGAACGATTACCTAAACCTCTTGCACCGAATTCAGTTCTACCTTGAAACCATCCTACAATATTACCTTCATTTATAATATTCGCAGCAATTCTACATAACTGATATTCATCTTCTATTTTTTCAACAACAATATTATTTTCTTTATTTATAATATGAAATAATTCATCTTCACTAAATTCAGGTCCTAAGTATGGAGATTGATTATCACCACCCATTTTCTTAGAGTATCCTAAAACATCATGCCAAACATATAAACACGCACCAATAGCAGAACCCGCATCAGATGGAGCATACGGAATCCACACATCCTTTATAGGTGTGTTTTGTTTTATCTTACCATTAGCAGTTCCGTTGTAAGCACACCCACCACCCAATACTAAGTTTTTACTGTCAATATATTCTAATGAGTGGTTGATTACATAATAAAAACATTTTTCATACCAATGTTGAAGAGCAGATGCTAACTCCATATGATGTAGTTCTATTTCTGAATCAGGTGTTCTCGGTTCAAACCCAATTAAGTCTACTAAATCCATATTGAACATATCTGTATTAGAATATTCCCAAGTGAAATACTTTTGGTCTATACTGATAATATCATCTCCACCCAATTTGGTGAATTTATCAAAAATGTGTTCGTAGTTTTTAGGAGTTCCGTAAGGTGCTAAACCCATTACTTTATATTCTCCTTCATTTGGTTTGAATCCCAAATATGCAGTTATAGTTGAATACACTAATCCCAAAGAATTGGGAAAATATACCGATTTTACCTCTCTAATACCACTAATATCACAACTTGCAATAGAAATTGTATCCCATTCACCAACACCATCTATGGATAACCCAATAGCATCATCATATGGGGATGTATAAAAAGATAGTGCTAGATGTGATAAATGGTGTTTGATTTTGTACAAAGTACCCTTAAAACCTATGTTTTTCTCTAAATATTGAGATAAATTACCTTCTGTTGCTTTAAATTCTTTCTTAAACTTAAACCAAGTCTTCCAATTACTAATCCATCTCCTACCTAATGTGTGTTTTACCCTATCATACTTTAACTCTGGGTTCTCATACCAACAAACCATGGTAACATCTTCGATTGATATATTTGCGTAGCTTAAACACCAAGCAATTGCCTTAAATGGAAAAGAGTTGTCATGCTTTATGCCTGACAACTTCTCTTCTTCTATTGCACATATAACTTTACCATCTATTACTATTGAAGCTGCTGAATCATGGTAGAAAGCTGAAATTCCTAATTGAATCATAGTGTTAAATTTTAATATCACCCATATCTTCAAATTCGTTAAATAACTCCATTTGTCTTTCTTTCATTTTATTGACAACCTTAGTTATATAATGAGTTGGGTGACCAGTCATCTCTCTAATAAGTAGATAAAGAGATTTTTTATTGAAATTTTCTATGTATTCTGCTCTCCTAAATAATTCTAAAACCGCATCCGCAATCTGCATATCACGTTTCTTTGGAAAATAATTTTCTAAATGAACATCCCAATATGCTAACATTCTTTTATTAAAAGTTCTGTATTCATCGTTTCTTACCTCTTCTTTGAAATTGTTTTCCGTATCAAAGTTTTCAGGTAAAGATGATAAAATATCAGTATCTTTATATCGTTTGTAGTTTGCGTTATTATTTAAGATAAGGTAATTTCTAGCAACAATTGTAAAGTAACTAAATGCTTTACCTTTACCGTTTTTGTACATATGGATTTTTTCAACCATAAATGCAACAACTTCTGCCATTACATCTTGTGGGTCATCATCAAAATAAGTAAACTTCCATTTATTATAAACTATTTCAGCAAGTTTATCAAATGCAGGTTTAATTCTATCTCTGTATAATAAATCTTTAACTCTTTGTTCATCTGATAAATTATACTCTATGATTGCATCTTCTGTATCCTTTGTAAAGTATTGTTTGCTCTTTGCTTTTCTTGCCATTCTAAATGTTTTTGAATCTTTCGATAGTTTCTTTTATTTGATAAAATATAGAACCTACGTCATCATCCTTCTCAAACATTTGGCGATTATCTATTTCTCGCAATGCTTCCAGTAATGCCTGGTTTTTAGTTGTTTCTTCTTCTATAAAATCTTCGTATCTTTCTAACTTTTGTAGAAGATTCCAAATTCCGTATATTGCTCCCAATAAACAAGCAATTACAATTCCTAGTATAATTTCCATAATTAAACTATTTCGTATCCTTGTAAATAATAATCGTTTGCTTTTTTATACTTAACTTCAACCAACTCCCCTTCCGGTGATTTCATAACTACAATTGAGTTTCTACCCGGTGTTGCTTTAACTTTACGAGTTGTTGAATATACTCTATCTTTGATAGTAATTCCATCTAAATGGTCAATTTCATGCTGAACAATAACTGTCATCATAGTTTCTACCGAAACTTGCTCTTTATCTCCTTCTTTGTTGATTTCAAATTCCAAAGTTCCTAAATTATCCGTTTCAACTACAACTTTACAAGCTCTAATAGTTTTTAATGGATTTTGGACTGTTTTTGGAATAGATAAACATCCTTCATAGAAAAGAAATCCTTCATTAGAACGATATGTAATAACTGGATTTAATAAAAATAACTCTCTACCATTTTCTTCATCACCAAATTTGATATAACAAGCTCTTTTCTTAATACCTAATTGAGTTGCCGAAATACCTAAACCTGGATATTGAAATAATCCCGCTTTAAGTGTTTCTTCTAATTCATTTGCTTCAATAGCAGTAAACTCTGTTTTAGGAGTTGGTGTTAAAAGAAACTCTCTGAATTCTGGATTTAATAAACCGTTTGTTTTTTTGTCTGTAATTAATGTCATTTGTTTTGTGTTTTAAGTTTTATAAAAATGGTAATATTGCCAATTCTTTTGCTTTTGCTTCAACCATAATATCTACAACATTACCATATAAATTGGGTAATTGTTTGATATAATCAGAGTGAGCTTGTGGTTTTAATTTACTATTTTCTTCATGTAATGCTTTTGATTCTGAATAATGAACTTCTGGTGTAATACCTTTTGGCCAAGTTGTAGATGCTAACTCTAATGCTTCTTTTTCCGATAAATCACCTGTACAAAATTGGTGGTGATGGTAATCGAATACAATTGGAATACCAATCTTTTTGTGGATATACATCAAATCTGAAACTGAATACATAGATGCTTTATCATCATTCTCTATTGTCAATCGTTTCTTTACACTGTCAGAGAGTTTCTCAAAGTTCTCACAGAATCTATCCATTGCAGAGATTTTATCTCCGTAGACACCATTACAATGAATATTAATATTATTATATGGTGTTTTAGATAACCCCATCATATCGAATACTTTACCATGTAGTTCTAAATCTACAATCGTATTTTGTACTACCTTTGGATTTGGTGAAACTAATACATTGAAAGGACCAGGATGTGAGTTAATACGCAACCCATTTTCGTTAGCATAAGTTCCACACCCTTTAAGAATATTTGCAATTTTATTGTAATCTGGTAAGTCTTCTAAATTATATTCACTTGCCCACGGAAACATATCGGATGAAGTACGAAACAATTTGATGTTATTTGCTACATTCCATTTTAAAATCTCAAATAAATCACGAGAGTTTTGTAGTGCTAGTTCCGAAGCATAAGAAATACCTTTTTGTGTGAAGGTTTTCTTAACCATACTACGATTTGTTGTGATTCGGGGAGTCTGCTCACCCAAAGTCATATTAATACATGCATATCCTATATTCATAATTCAAATATAAGAAATTTATTTCACAAAAACAAGTCTTTTAATAAGTTTTTATATTATCTTCTTCGTTTTTGATTTTATTGAGTTCTCTTGCACTACCCCCCTTTGAATTTAACCAAAAATTGACTGCTCTTGGGTTATTTATCCACAACTTTTTATTACTCCAATTAAATTCAGGATGCATAAACTCTTCCCATTGTAATTTTGGTGAATCCTCTTCTTGTTGAGTTGAAACTTCTTCTATTTCTAAAGAATTTTCCACTATAACACCATTTTCTTCCTCAATTGGTGAATTTTTTCCACTATCCCCATAAACTTGATAAATTTTTTCCACTAATTCGGAATCTGTCCGAATTGGTTTATCTAATTTTACATTTTCTGTTAAAATTTCTTCCTCTTTTCGGTTTTTTACCGAAACTAACCCATTAAACGCGATAATCAGAGCAACTGCAAGAGGGTCAAATACAATTACAATCAAAAATATGAAGAATTTTACAACATTTTTCAATTCCATATTAAATGCCTCTGCTACAAACCTAAATCCACCCACTTCTTTCTCTAATCCTAAATTAGAAATCTTAATTTGGTTGATTTTTTCAGTTTCTTCGGCATTTTGATTCTGTAAATCTGAAATTTTATCGTTTATTTTAGAAATTTGCTTATCTCTGTTATCTATTGAACGAATAAGACGAGAATTTACTTTACCACCATCTAATATTTTACCTTGATTTGAGTTAAATTCTGTAATTTGAGTAGAAAGTTGAGTAATTTGGGTGTTATTTTGGTCTATTTTAGTTTGATGAACTGCAATTTCTCTATCTACCTGTTGTAATTGTAGAGATTGTGCCTGAAAAGCATTTGAAAGATATCCAAAAATTCCAGCAGATGTAATTAACATAAGAACTCCAACCGAAATAGTTAGATACCATTTGTTGAATCCTTGCAATTCATCCCATTTTTGTTTTAGATAGGTAGCAGCGACTAATTTTGCTAACTCCAAAGAAGATGCCATTACCATAACAGGTATAGATGCTCCTGCAAAAAGAACACCTAAACCCGTCACAGAAAAATAAGCAGCACATCCTGCAATAATAAGTGCGGATAAACCAACTAAAACTTTAAGCCAATTCATTATTCTCTTTCAATGGTGATTAATTCTGCGATTCTTTCATTTACTTTTTGCGTATCCCTAATGATTTGTAGGATTTCGGCATGTGATAACTGCATTGCTCCTGTTGCAGCTCCTTCGATGATTCTTAATTTACCTGCCATTACTTCTGTTAGGTTAAGAACCTGTTGTTTGTACATCATACTCATAGTAATAAATATTTTATATATAAAAAATGAGTGAGACATAATTGCCCCACTCATTAAATATACGAAAAATAACCCAAATTACCTAATATTAATAGATAATTTTTTTGTTTTAGATTCCTCTTTTTTAGAGATAACGATTACCAATAACCCATTATCGAATTTAGCTTCCGATTTTGTACCATCGTATTCTTTACCCAATTTAAAGCTAAAATCAATATCTTGTACCAAACTACAAGCAGTATCTGGTTTTGCAGATTTAATAATAATTTGGTCTGAGGTTGCTTCTAATGAAATGTTTTTAGGGTCGTGTCCTACTACATCTACGGATAAATGAATCTGATTATCTTCTATATGGTAAACATAATCAACTTCTCTTTTTTCAGATGAAGAAATTGTTTTCCATGTTTGTGATGGTAGATTAGCATCGAATAATTTATCGATTAAATTGTCTAAGTTTGTTTTATACATAATATTAATTGTTTAAAGTTTAAATATAAAGGTTCAATTTCTATACCAAATAAAAAAAGTATGACAAACTGTCATACTTTTTACTCCTACTTTTGAGAATTTCGGAAATTTTGTCGTTCTATGATGGTACTCATATAATCTGCCCAATGCATGATATACTGAATATTGTATCTCAAACTCTTAGTAATATCGTGCGTTTTGTAGTATTTAATATTTTCTTCATCAAACATACCATCTGTAAGTTTAATACCAAAATACTCTTTCTCATTATAAGTAATACCGTAGTGATTCAAAGTAAAGAATGTTCTATCGGTAAGAGTCATATATGAATTATCTGAATTCATTTTGAAAGCATCACCTCTATTCTTAATATGCCAATCGGAATCGTTTTGAATATAATGTAAATTACCCTTCGTACCTAACTTACCTAAATCATGATGTAAAGCGGTAAATACTAATTCTTCATCGGTAAAGTCAATCTCACCACCTGCGGCAGCAAAAGTTTCCTTCATTCTTAAAGCATTTTTGGTAACATTAAAAATATGGTCAATATACCCACCAATGTAAGCATTATGATAATTTACATTTCCACTTGCTGGTGCTAATGTTAGGTTGATACCCAACTCTTCTTCTGAGTACATATGGAGTAATTTCTCCAATCTGTCTCCTGTAAAGTATTTGTTAAGGATTCCTATGAACCTTGTGTAGTTTTGTTTTAATTCTTGTTCTGTTTTTTGAATCATTGTTTGAAAGTTTAAGTTATTAAAAAGTTGTGAAGCTGCTAAGCTGCTTTAAGCTACTATAAAAAGATACCTCAAATATACGAAAAATATTTTACTTTTCCAAATCATTTCAGAAAAATATCTTTTTTAGTTAAAATTTTATAAAGTATTTCTACTTCTTCTTCCGAAGTCATTTCAGGAAGGTCTTCATCAAATAATCTGACAGTATAGATATCATTACCATTTTCATCTAAAAACTCACCTGATTCTGAACTGAATAATACGGGTGCGAATTCTAATTCTGGTATCTCATCTTCATCTATATCTATTAAAGGTATTACATAGTAGTGATAGGAGTCTTCTCCATCTTCTACTTCTAATCTATGACACTTCCATCTATTGAAGCTAGATTCTGTTATGGGTGTTTGTGGAACTATAATCATACTACTAATATACTAAAAATTTTTGAAAATAACAAATTATATAAACTTTGTATTTGTTTTTATTATATTTTTTTGTTCTTTAAATTCATCTACAATCATATCTAACAAATCATTGGTATTGTTTAACTTTTGTAAAAATTTATTATGACAAATGGTTGTCCATTTTTTTATTAAATCGTAATTGCTATCAAAATCTGTCATAAACTTTTCAACAAATTCAACAAACAATTTAGAATTGCCAGAATGTTTTTGAAAATCGGAATGAAATGGGTGTGGTGGCAAATCTAATATTTTAGATAAAAAATCAATAGGATAAACGTGAGTTGATATGAATGGTATATTCATCAGTATAATACCAATTGTTTTTTCAGATAAATATTGGTTTTTAAATTCATCATCAGACCATGCCCAACTCTCATCTAATACTTGAACTTTTGCCTTTGAGAATAATCTAAAAAATAAATCATAAGTAATTCCATCTTGGTATTTTATAGAAGATAGGTTATCAAAATCATATTCACCAAATACTGAATTCAATTTAACATTTGGCATATCATTTAGTTTATCATTAAATAATTCCCATCCCAAACTACCAGGCATGGAGTTAGTTCTCTGTAATAAGATTCTATCATTATTTAATTCAGATAATCCTTTTAATATATAAAATCTATGGTCTTTATGATTTCTAACTGAATACATCAAATCATAATCAAAGTTTAATTTTTCGAAAATTGATTTAAATTCATAATACCATCTAATACCAATTAATTCATTCCATTGCCAAATTGTATTAGTAAATGCATAATGAATATGTGGATATTTAAAACGAATGGAATCACTTAAAAATAAATTATCACTAACTATCGTATGATTTGATAAGTTTAACAATAATGATTGTAATGGATTGATATAATCATATGTATCTACCATTTTATCATAATCGGCAAGTATCCGTTCCGTTCTAAACAAAGTTATAATCCATTTCTTTTTATTAGAAAGTAACTCATTTATGCTAGTTAAAATTGGCACATCTTCCGAATCAACAATGTGTAAGTCTTTATAATTTAAGTCAAAATCCTTTTGGAATAATACGGAAAAAAAATCTATAAGATGAACACCATCATCGTTATCGTTTAATTCTGGATTAAATACAAATTCAAATATTAAGTTTCTATAATTACATTTTACAGAACCAATATTATTAGAATTTATATCAAATATTTTATCCACACTATTATGTGCGAGTTTATAAAATAGTGTTTTAGAGAAATAATGATGAACATATATTTTTTTATGCATCATATAATTTGTGTTTTTTGTAAATTGTTTATGTTATACTTATTTGCTATTTTAGTAGCTATTATCTTTGCCCACTTAAAACCACCATGCTCATCTTTAATTCTACCGTTTGTTTCATTTGTTATAGATAAATTATGTATAACCGAATAATTTATCATATTCTTAATCCCATCTCCAAAATCAATTGTGTTTGGTAATATTTTATTTTTTGTTTTTTCGTAAAGTGGTTCTTGAACAACTAAAAAATTAATCTTATTATACATCAAATAATCAACAAAGAATTCTGCATTTTGATTTACCAATTTTTCTTGAACTTCTAAATTTATAGTTTCTTTTAAAAACGGTTCAACTATTCCTTTTAAATTATTTTCAACAGATGTATCTGTTAAAAAATATAATTCAGATATACCTGTTACCCAAATACTTAAATCATTATTAAAATTATAATTTACTATAAGGTGTCTATTGTAAGTGTTAGACCATATTTCCTTTCTTCCCAATGATGAAAATTCTAATATGAATAATTTATCATCCATCGTTTTAGACGATTCTATTACATCAAATGCTTTACGGTACATCAACTCATTGCCAAATCCACTTTGTCCATGATTGAATACAATTATATCACTACCAACTATATTTTGTAATTGTCCAGGATATGAGTAGTTTGATTGGGTTAGGGGTTCTTCTGAATAATTTTCTAATAATTTCTTTTGCTTAAAATGCGATTCAAACTCAAACCCACCACCCGCAGTAAACGATGTTCCAAAACAATGTATCTCTTTTATCATAGTAAAGATACCTTTAAGAAATCATTTGATTCTATCATTTCGATTCCTACTTTATCTAAAAATTGTTTAGCTATCATAAAGTTTGCTTCTTGATTGGGATGTCCCTGCTCATCGCAACATAAGTTTTTGGATTTAAAAAAATTTAACAATCCGTTAAATATTATAGAATCACCCATTCCAAAATTGATAAATCTATTAAAATCAATTTTCCTATATATTTCTAGATTTTTAATAGATTTATCTAACTGCATATAGTTGAAAAACCAATAATCTATTTCATTCTTTTTAAGAAACTCTTGCAATGCAAACATATAATGTATAGTATGCTCACTGCCCATTGGTTCAAACTTTACACCTAATTCAGGATAATCCCATGGATTTATAAATAAAATAGTTCCATCGGGTTGTGTGTGTAATCTACGATTAGGGCCAGACCATTGAATTATTACGTGATTTGGTTTTTTATTATTTGATATTAAGTTAGATATACTTTCCAATGATGTGTGAAATATATAATCGTTACCAGCACCATGCATTGCTTGATTGTATATGATATTATCAAATTTAAATAATTCTAAATGATTTGGATTTATTGTATAAGATTGGTTTTTCATTATACTTTTCATAATAATAAGAGGCCAAGTATGTTGAAATTTCATACATCCACCAGCCGTATGAGAACACCCATTAGTATAAACAACCATATTTAATATTTTAGTTATTAATAGATATTATACTATATTAAATTTTTAGTAGATAATGGGTTGTATATACTTAAATCAGAAACCAACGGTGATTGGTATTTTGTTTTACCAAAATAATGTTTGTAGTATTTACCAATTTCTCCCATATTTTTATTTATATTTAATCTAGTCAAATTATTATGGTTTGCAAATAAAGTTAATAAATATTGACCACCAACTAAACTGATATTATCTTTGTGAAATATGGAAGTATATTTATTTTGATTTATAAACTTATTACATTTTTTAAATTCAGAAACATAATCTTTTCTAAAAATTGGATTTAAATAAAATATACCAGTTGATATTACTGCTTTCCTTTCGGAATCCCAATATGGTATAATTTCTTTAACTCCTAAATCTTCTAATTGTTTAGATGTTTTAGAATATTCACTCATCCAATTAGCAGTTTCATATGTATCAAACACAATATCCGCAGAGAATTCGGGTAATTGTTTATGTAGTATTACATCTCCATCTATTAATATAAACTCATCATCTCTATCTTCCATCACTTTAACTTTCATATAGTCCCATATTATAGAATCTTCATATGATTCAACGATAACCATTTCATCAACTATGAATTTAAAATATTTAGAAGAATATGAATCGCAGTATATAATAGTTTCATAACCAAATGTTTTGGCAGTTACAATTGAATGTATGTAGTAATTGATAAGAATTATTTTGTTTCTACTAGTATCATCACCCTTACTCATTTTACCATCATATGTCCATATTAGTTTCATTAGATTACGGATTTATTAACGTTTATTCTATATTTTTTTCCATACGGAAATGATATATTTGATTCTATATTTAAATATAACTTTAACTCATCTATTTGGTTATTATAATACAACCCCTCATATGTAAATGATTTAAAGTTATTATGGGTTATTAAATCTTTAAATTCTTTTTTATTTTTTATAAATTCATCTTTTTCTATTACCAACGAACTATCTAATATAACATCAATATATTCACCATACCAATTATCTGTCTTCATAGCAGTTAAATACGATTCTAATTGAGAATTAATATCTTCTCTGTATAAACAAATAACAACATCTGAAATGGATATTAACTCATTTACTAATCCTACATTACTAAAATACTTTTCACTTATAATGTAATTTTTTGTTGTATTTATTTTGGAGTTACCTATAAATTCGTTAGATTTAGGATTGTATGGTTCATTTAATAATTCATAATCTGGCAAAGATTCTTTCAACCATTTCGCCAAATTAGTGCTCCCACTTCTTGCTTCTGCTAATAATAGAATTATCATACCAATTTTTTATCAAATTTATAATTAGATGAATAATGAGTAACTTTTAATTTATTACCAAATGGTATAATTGGAATATTTAAATCCATACAAGTTAGATACATTATACAACCTTCTATTGCACCATTTAAATTATAGTGTCTATCGGTTGGTTCTACATCTTTTACTATGTTGTGGATTTCACCCCATCTTTCAACAAACTGTTTTCTTTTATCAACATCTGATATTTTTATTACAACACAATACTCCGGTATGAATTGTATTGGTAAACTGTGTTTATTTAATTTACTTAATTCAATCAAATATTTATTGTTCTTAGTATCCAATCTAATTCCTTTATGAGTTAGCTTTGGGTCTATCCACTCAACATACATACCATCCATTTCTATTTCATCAATAAATTCAAACGTTTGAATATCAATATCGGTATCTAATAATACAATTGTATCGTATTTTTGAAATGCAGAATTCACAGCATATCTTTTTAGATTAAAATTAAATTCTTCTGTTGTTTCTATTATATTAGATGTGGTAGATGATATTAAACTACGATTATCGGTTAAAACAAATGTAGGATATTCTTGCAAATAATTTTGTAAGTTATTAAACTCGGTAATATGTTCATCACCATACGCAAGAAAACATAATGCAAAATTCACTATATAATATTTTTTTTAGTATTAAGTATCATATCCACCAATATAGATGCAATATGTGTTTGCCCAGATTCACTAAAATGTAAATCATCTATTAAATTATTGGTTTCCACTTTTATAGTTTCAATGCTTTTAACAACTTTACCATTTCCAATTATTTTATCAAAAGGATACCAAATTAATAATTTATCAGTTGGTATTGTTAATCGTATAAGATTTTCCCAACTGTTTATTTCCTTCCTATACTCTTTACTCAATCTGTTTATTAAAACTTGTTGTATTGTTTCAAATGTCATATGGGAAAACTTTTTAAGTTTAAATTTTGCCCATTTACTATGAAATGCAAAAGTAGTCCAAATTTCATCATCATCAACAAATCTAACTCTATTTGGTTCTGTCCATTGTATTATAACATAATCATCTTTACCTATATCATTTACCTTATCACAAAAGTCTTGTAAAATTTGTGCATTACAGGTAGCAGAAACTGCGCAATTCATTAATTCATACCCCAATTCATCTGCTATAATTTGAGTATGGTGTTTAGGTGTATATCCTTTCCATTCCAAATATTCAGAACTCCAATAATATTTAGATGTTTCACTATCGTATAAATCACTAATACTACAACCAAAAACCCATAACTTTTTCATATTAAAATAATTGTTTTTTTAATTTAGTAATTAATTCATTTGTAGGTACAATTGGATTATTGTATTTGGTAGGACCACAGTGATGTTTATAATATAGATTATCTGAACCAACTAAATTTGATAATTTAGTATGTGATATTTTTTGTGAAAGTATGGATAGTAAATATTGAGCACCAACCATAGTTGCTAAATCAATATCAAATTTGTTTAGATGTTTTAATATAAATTTGTTATATAATTTCCAATTATAAATATACTGCTCTTTAAGTGTTGAATTTCCAATAGATAGAATACCACATGATATAATTGGTATTTGTTTATTTTCCCAAATTACCAAGTCATTCTCTATTCCCATATCTGTTAAATCATTTAATATACCCTTATATTTGTATTTAAAATTATTCAACTCATACGAATCAAATGTAACATCGGTGTTAAACTTTGGTAGTTTATTATGTAATATTACATCACCATCTATTAAGCAAAAATCATCATCTCTATCTTCTAATACTTTTATTTTAAAAGAATCCCATAATGGTGAATTTTCATAATTATCTATTACGATTATTTCATTTGCAACATTTTCAAAATAAATTATTGATGTGGTATTGCAATATACTATCGTATAGTAACCTAATTCGGTCGCACTCTTTATAGAATGGATGTAATAATTTAATAGTATTAAGTTATGGTTTTTAGGCAAATTTCCAAACTCTTTACCAAATGTAACATCACTATTGTATGTCCAAATTAATTTCATAATATAGATGATTCGGAGTATGGACTTTTATAATACCCACCATTTTCTATTTGAACCATAATCCAATCAGCCAATTGTTGATGTCCTTTTTCCGAATAATGAAAGTCATCAACCTCACCATTTGTTTCCTGTGTTATAGTTTCTCTGTGAGTATGACCACTCCATCCCCAATGTACAACTATACTATCTTTTAATGCTTTATTAATAATATTAATCCAAGAATTAATTTCGGTTATCCAAAGTTTATGATTTCTATTTTGTATGGTATCTAATATAGTTTCATTCGATATACCATTTACAAAGGATAAACCTCTCATACTTCTAGTTGAAGTTTTACCCAAAACACTTCTCCATTTTTGCGTAGAAGTATCTACCATTCTAAATCTAATAATTTCACTCCAATTTATTATAACAACACAATTATCCATATAATTGATATTATCGCAAATTTGATTAAATATAGTGTAATTATCTATACCATAATCTCTGGCAAAGTTTACAACTTCTAAATTTAATTTTTCTGAAATTATTTGATGAAATGTTTTAGGGGTATATCCCTTCCATTGAATGTATGATTTGTTGTTACTAATGATGTTAGCATCGGTAAAACTATCACCAAACACATATAACTTTTTCATTTTAAAATAAGGATTGATTTCCTTTTTTTCTTACATGAATTGTTTCCAAAAAGCAAACAAATGAAATTCGTTCACCAGAAGTAACCGTAGTTACTTCATGGTAAACATTATGTTTAAAAATAATTCCCACACCTTTGGTTCGATTTAGAATTTTCTCATCTTCACCTTCCCAAAATTTTAAATCACCTCCTTCGTAATCCGTATCATTGCTCAACTGACCTATGATACTCAATACTCTTAAAGAGTACCCATCACCATCTTTGTGTTTATATAGAAAACTACCTTCACTATATTTTATAATATCATAATTAAATGAATCTACAATCAATTCATATCCAAATGAATTAATAATATTAGATATTCTATCATAAACCAAAGAACCAACCGTAGCTAGTTTTTTAGATTGAATAGATTTTCGTTTTTTATAATCAACTTCTGACCCGTATTTTTTACTACCGATTAGAATATCTAATTTCGAATCCTCAAAAACATCCGCCAAATTTATTATATCCGAACACTCTTGTTCAGAAAACATAACATCATTATAAAAAACCATTTAGTAAATATTAAGAATGGGCGTTTTTTAAATATTGTATAAAATTAGATACAATAGCATGGGTTTTAATTTTCTTATCAGGTGTTAATGGAGTCATAGTTCTTGTTTGAGATTGCTCCAAAGATAATTTTTTGTATATTGTTTTACTTGCCATAGTATTATTTGTTATGAACTAAAATGTTATTTGCGTAAAAATTATGATTATCTTCAACTGTAATGATATATGTTTGAGTATCATTAGAATCTAATTCTATAATATCTTTAATTGCAGTTTTGGATTTATTAGTAGGTAAATATACCAAATCACCAACTTTAATTTGTCTAACCTCTTTTCCAATTTCATATCTTTTGTTAGTTAAGAATGGAGCAAATGATGCTAATTCTAAATCACCAACATAAAATGGGTGGTCAAATGTAGATGTTACAGATGTTTGGTTTGCAAATTCATATCTAACTAAATCATTATGGATAGGAGTTTTTAAACCAATTACTTTTTTAACTTCATTTTCTAAAGTTTCTTCATTAAATGAAATAACTTCATCACCCTCTACAACATCCTCAATATTCTTTTCAGAACCATCTGCCATCAAAATCTTAGTACCTGCAATAAAACAAGAACCACCTGTTAAATTGTGAACAACGAAGAATGAAACAAAGTTTCCTGATGCTAAGATAAAGTTATCTACATCTTCCATATTCATTGTATAAACAGGTTGTTGCTCATCGTAAATAACTAAATTTAACTCAACTATACTATTGGTAGTTTCGTTCATACCAAATACAGAATAATCTGTTGTTAAATCAACTACTCTCTGATACGATGTGATATTTGTGTTTTTATTATGAACTAACATTCTAGCTTCTCCACCAATTACAACTGAATCTCCACTTTCAAATTTAATTTCAGTTAAATCGTTTGCATATGTTGTATCTTCATATAAACCAATTAATACGGAAGATGTTAAATATGAACCAGATGGTAAAGTATTACCTTCATAACTCCATTGTCTTAAAACATCATAATCATCGGTATTAGGTGAACCACTAATAAAGTACGATACATATCTATTACCCAATACCATATCTTTTATCAAAACAGGTTGGTTATTTTCATCTAAAATATCTTCGTTCTCTAATATACCGTGATTGACATTCTTTATAGTATTAGTAGCGTATTCGTAATAATGTTTTGATTCTAGTTTATTATCTATTTTTGAATCATCAAATACAATAGAACCGGTTGGTAATGATAAAACTGCTTCTATATCATATTCAGCTGCATAACATAAATCCAAATTAGGACCATATACAATGCAGAATGAACGAGTTGATTTTACAACACCACCATCTATTTGTGATTGTGGGATGTGATACTGTTCTAAAACAAAAGAAGATGGATTTAATGCTTCTATAAAATTATTATATCTATCAACCGAACCAGATTGAGAGTGTCCTATTTTAAAGAAAACGTGCTCTCTATGAGTTTCTGATAATGGCTTACCAACCATATCTGGTAATAAATCACCATTAAATAAAGTTTTATCTAATGTATCATATTCACCATGCACAGAAGATGAATGATAAAAATTACAAACTGAACCAGTATCTCCTGCATTTGCAAATAATGTTAATAAGTTTAATATACCTTTGGCATATTCCGAATCTAATATAGCAGATTCATCGTATGCCATTCTTAGGATAAACTTATTATCAGCATCAACAGATGATGGAGGAAAAATAGAATCAGCAGCTACTACTGTTTTTGTAAATGATGTTACAAATGAAGCACTTTCTGCTAATGAAGCAGATAAACTACTTACAATAGGATTTTGAATATCGTATTTATATACAACTTCAACATCAGTAATATTTGAACCACTTAATACATTGATGAAATCTGTCCAATCAAATATATAAGCTTGTGATTGTACTATACCAGTATCTGTATTGATTTCAATTAAACGATAATTATCGTCTTTATCGGTAACGAAATCGGCTGAAAAAAATGTTCCTTTCATAAAATTGTTTATCTGTATGTTTTGTTTTATATAAATATAGTATAATTATAAATTATGTATTATATTATCATATACTATCTTATTACCATTAGAATTAAGATGATTGATTAATCCTGTATTTTCAACAAACACATTTTCATATTTTAAAACTCTTTCATCATAAAATGAATCAAAAAATGTAATATGGGTTGCATTAGGAATGATGTTGTATATCTTATCAAATATTAGGTTATTAATAAAAATGAAATATTCCGAATAGAAAATATCATAATAAAAATCATAAGCAGTTTTCATTATAGGATTATCCAAATGTTCTTCAACATCTGAAAATATAATATCACATTTATCATGCAGAGAATCTCCCTTATGAATTGGGTGGGTTTCTATTGGAATTCTGTATGCAGATGTGTGAGACACTATTATTTTATCATATTCAGTTAAATCTACGGATTTTAATTGTAAATATATTTTATACTCACTTACACCAGCTTGGGATATATTTGTTACATCGTATTGGTTGGATAACATATTAACCCAACCAGTACCTTCGTATTTCTTAGTCCAATCTGCTGAAAAACTATCACCAGCTATTAATAGTTTTTGTGTTACCATCTATTATCTGGACAAGGTTTTGGGTCTGATGAAAATATTTTCTTACCTAAAGGACAACCACACATTCCACAAGTATATCCAAACACAACAGATTCCCTACGATGTTCACATGGTTTCATACAGATTGCTAATCTACGTTCTGCTTCCTTTGATTGTTCTTCGGTTGGACCAAATGATGTCCACCAACTTTTAATGATATCTTTTATACCACTCATAATATTTTAATTAAATCATCTATTCTTTTACAATTTTCGAAAAATTCATATCTAATCATTCGTTCATACATCCAATCCAATAAATCTTTATATTCAGTACGTGGGATTGTAATATAAGCAGGGATACCTTCGAATCTGAATATTACCAATTCTTTGGTACTCTTATTAAATTTAAACACATCAATCATATCAATGATGGTTTCCATATGTTCTTTTGAAAGTTCGATTTTGTGGATATACGATTTCCAATCTAATTGGATGTAACCCTTTTCCAATTTGTGTAACGCATTAATGTTCATTAGTAAAGAAGATGTAGTTGTAGGAGTATAGTAAATATACTAATAATTATCCACATTTCCAAAAAAATGAACCATTATTTTTAGGATTATTTTGAGGGGGCGGGGGTTGGGGGAAACCTCGTCAAAAAGAAAATTTTGTCGTAAAGAAATATCTTTACCCTATTGATAGTTACTTTTCTTAAACCTCCGTTTTACCCACCAAGGTATAAAGTGTATAGTTCCAACAACGATAAAGACAAGGATACCCAATATCCAAAAAGGAATACTTAGGATACCCATTACCACATTCTTTAATATGAACCGTATCATAGCGAGTTATAGATACCAACTATACCCACAAATAACCAAAATAGATTAAGGGCAAGATACGATGGGTTCTTTCTCCACCAAGCACAGTAAGTTAGGATAATTGCATCAATGGTGTTTACAATCCACATAGCAAGGAACGGTGTATCTTTATTCATAATAGATAAAACACCAAAGGCAAGGATTCGCATGGCAACCCCCAATCCTTCCAAAAAATTGATTACTTTCTCATTTATTTCCATAACAATTCTATTAAAATAATTAACCCTATTAAGGTTAAAAATACAATTAAGTTTTTATCACTTTCTTTTGGGTAAAATTTCATAACTTAGTTATTTAGTTTCATTATTCAATTCTCTAACGTATGAATCCCAACCACCGGTTTGACGAATGTAATCAGTTACAGACCCAGCTTCTTGTACTTTCTCTTGTAGGGATTTTTGAGTAGAACGGAGAGAGTCGGTTTCTACTTTAAGAGCTTGAGCAGCTTTTTGAGCCAGCTCTTGAGTTGCCTTTTGTTGTGCATCAATAGCAGTATCCTTTGGAGTAGATTGAACACTTACGGTATTAGAAGTCTTCTTAGTGTATGTTCCTTCAAAGGTTGTATCATCTTGTGAGGATGCTACTCTATCTTCAATCTTTATAACACCTTTAGATAGGGGAGGAGTACCGTTATAGAAGGTATCCTTAATCATATTAAAATCCGATTGTAGAATCTTCATTCTTTCTTTAACACCCCCTAAAAAAGAATCTAATTTTTTAGTATCAAATTTTCCATCCTCTTGCGTTGTAGTAACGATTAAAGGTTCGATGGAGTAATTGGATGCATCAGCCAGTTTCATATCGTATAACTCAAAAGAATCACCAGGTCTCCCCTCTTCACCCAACGTATAATTAATTTGTTTGATTAAGTTTTGGGGTACTCCATCTGTTTGTTTTCCTTCATATATGTAATCTACTGATTTAACACCTGCGTTCCCATTAACGATATCTCTCTGAGAACCGATTACTGAGAATTGGGTTGGGTCAATCGAAATTGTGGGGATAGTCTTCCCTATCGTAACTTGTTTTGTTTTAACGGGAATAGTTCCGTTTG